TAGGTTGTTAATCTCATCCACAGAATACTCTTCTATACCCTGTTCAAAATATTCATATTTAGTTACAAAACTGTCAACATCAAAATACTCTTCGGTCACACTTTACCCTCCTTGTTTGTAACATAAAACCTATCTTACACCATGTAAAAGTTTCTGTCAATATGGAAAATTGACAACAAACAACATTTGTGCTACTATTAAGCTTATTTGGAGGCATTCTAGCATGGAAGAAGAGAAAGATACAAGCACAGAAATAGTGGTTGTAGAGGAGTCAACAAACGTTGTAAAAAGAGGCCCGTACAAGAAAACTAGGAAAGCTAACACATTCCTAAAACCTAAAGGGCATGACTTAGACAAGGCAATCAAACAATCTGGACGATATCTACAAACAGCTTTGGAGACTCTTGTACACATCTCTGTAGACAAAAACGCTGCTGACAAGGATCGTAGGATGGCGGCTGAAGCTATTCTAACCCTACACACAAAAATGGTTGATCAAAGAGACAAGGATGAAATTATCCGTCTAGAGAAGGAAGTAGTGTTGCTGAAGCTTGTAGGTGCGGGAACTACTACACCAGAGGGTGAAGAAGAGGAAGAAGAGGATGACACCCCTATTGTAGATTTTGACAATGTGCATGAAGATTTTCGGGATCAACCTGTGATTGATGTGCAGATGACAGAACAAATAGTTGACAAAGAAGAAGATTGAGTATACAATACACATATTGAAGCTTCCAAAGAGGCTTCTTTCCTGAATCTTCTCCTAAAACGGGCTACGTCCCCTCCTACGGAAGCACGAAGAGGTTGTAGAGGATTCTTCAGGAAAGAATAAATGGGCTTATGGTGGAATAGCTAGACACGCCGGATTTAGGTTCCGGTGCAGAAATGCGTCCGAGTTGGAGTCTCGGTAAGCCTACCAAAATAAAAATGATTCAATGTATGAAAAGAAAATACAATAAGATAACTGATGAAGAATTAACTATTGCAGTAGAGAATAGTGAGTCAATAGCAGGAGTACTTAGATACTTAGGAATTAGAGAGACAGGTGGCTCTCACAGTCACTATAGCAGAAGGATTAAAAAACTAGGTCTAGATACACAACATTTCACAGGTCAATTGTGGAATAAAGGTAAGAAATTTTCAAAGAAAAAATTTAGTGAAATCTTAATTAAAAGAGACTGTGGGTTAAGACAGAAAGGTAGTGTATTGACTAGGTGTTTAATTGAGATTGGTAGAAAACACGAATGTGAAAAGTGTTCTCAAATCCCTGTGTGGCACGATTTTCCATTAACTTTAGATGTAGATCATATTAATGAAGATTGGTTAGACGATAGGGAGGAAAATCTAAGATTTCTTTGTCCAAATTGCCATAGTCAGCTATCCAGAGGATTATTAAATTAGGGGCGAGTGGTGGAACTGCGATACACTCGTGACTTAAAATCACGCGCCGAAAGGATTGAGGGTTGGAATCCCTCCTCGCCCACCAAGCTACTTTAGCTCAGTTGCTAGAGCGCTTCACTTGTAATGAAGATGTCAGGGGTTGGAATCCTCTAAGTAGCACCAAACATTGTCTAGTAGCTCAATGGTAGAGCAAGTGACTGTTAATCACTAGGTTATTGGTTCGATGCCAGTCTAGACAGCCAAACAACGCGGGTATAACTCAGTAGGTAGAGTGTCAGCCTTCCAAGCTGTTCGTCGCAGGTTCGATTCCTGTTGCCCGCTCCAAAATCGCCCTTAGAGGTCAGTAGCACAGAAATGGAAAGACGTTTCCTGAAGTCTTCGGAGGGCAAACCTCTGTGGTGTTATCTTCGCGGATACATCTGTCAAGTTTGACACGGAGCATCAAACAAAGGAGAACTATGAGTACATATCACGAAGAAGCAGGGAAAGGCTCTCATCGTCGTACAGAAGACCGTGAAGCAATCAAGTCTAATTGGGACAAAATTGATTGGTCTAAGAAAGAAAACAAAGATTCTGGTTGCAGCACTACACCGGAAGATGTCCCTGTTGGGGATTAATAGTCACCGTGGACTTTAACACGTAATTGTTGTGGTGAGGGGATTCACTCTTGGAGTCTCATGTCAGATAGCAGGTTAGCGTGGCTTCTGACTTCATTTTTAGAAACCGTCCTAGAGGCGGTTTTTGTCGTTTGCGTGGCGAACAGGGTAGCTCCCCTTGAAAGAGTTGAATCTTTGATGGAGGATATTAATGAAAAAACCTAAGAAAGTGTATGGGCCTGCTAGTGAAATGCAAAGGATAGTGTTACAGGACAAAACCACTGATGTGATTTTGGTCGGAGGCGGCGCAGGAGGCGGAAAGACCCACATTTGTCTTACAAAAAACTTAGATGGTATTCATGATCCGAGTTTTAGGGCAGCAATTTTGAGGCGATATGAACCCGAGTTGAAGCGTCCCGGAGGATTGATTGATGAGTCTAAAAGTATCTACCGAGATTTTACAAAGATTCCATATAAAACTCAAGCAAAATTATGGGAATTTCCTAGCGGGGCAACAATATCCTTCTCTGCAATTTCTTGTGATGATGACTTAGGTTCTTGGCAAGGTTCTCAGCTTACCCGCTTCATGGTGGATGAGGCTGGTGATAAGTGGACAGAGAAACAAATCTTATTCTTGCAATCTCGACTACGTACAGTAGGCTCGAAAATACACCCTCAACTAATCTTGACATGCAACCCTGATATAAATTCCTTCTTAAAAAGTTGGGTTGATTATTCTCTTGATCCTGATACGGGCGTACCACTACCCGGCACCGAGAATAAGATTAAATGGTTTGTGGTTGAAGATAACGTAGCTAAGTGGGCAGACAGCCCAGAAGAATGCTTCAAGTTGTACGGTGAGCCTAAAGGTCATATTTATGCACATGGGATGACTGAAGCTCAGTTGGATGCACTTACAACAGAAGAGAAACAACGTTTATGTATGCCAAAGAGTTTTCGTTTTGTTCCGTGTAACGTGTTTTCTAATCCATTCCTGCTTCCACCAAGAAATACCAGCTATTTATCCAGCCTTTTATCTCAACCTTATGTAAACCAACTGAAATATTTACATGGCTCTTGGACAGCACGAGAGCAAGGAAGTATGTTCTTTGATAGAAATTGGGTTGAAATTGTAGAATTTCCTCCTGCAAAAGCTACCAGAGTGAGGGCTTGGGACTTCGCTTCCGAAGAAAAGACTAAGACTAATAATCCTGACTGGTCTGTCGGAGTGAAGATGAGTAGAGACAGCTTCGGTACATATTATATAGAGGATGTTGTCAGATTTCAAGCCACTACGGACAAAGTTCTTAAAAAAGTGGCAGAAGTGGCTAAAGAAGATGGTGTAGATGAATGCACAGTAGTTATCCCTGTTGACCCCGGAGCCGCTGGTAAGTCTGCAATTTTCCTATATCGAACTGTTTTGTCAGAAAATGGTGTTCCTACAAGGACAGCGCCGGTTGTTTCTGGAAAATCTAAGCTGACACGTTTCCTCCCTCTTTGCTCTATGGCAGAAGCGGGTAATATTAAGGTTGTTCGTGCTGACTGGAATGAAGTGTTTTTCAAAGAGCTTGAAGCGTTCTCTTCTGATTTGAAATTACAGAAAACGCAAAAAGATGATCAAGTGGATAGTGCAAGTGATGCATTCACAACTCTCGCAAAGAACATAAATATTCCTTCATTTAGCATTAATAACTTTTCTCAGGCTAGTCCTATCCCAACCCTATAATACCACAAATTTGCAAGATTGTGTCAATACTTGACAGTTTCTCTTTTTCGTGCTACAATCTTGCAATAAATATACAAGGAGTTTTCATGGCAAAACAGAAGCCAAAGAATACGGCTGCTCTCGCTGCCGATGAAGGAAACCCAATTCCCAGAATTTCCCTTACAGAACAAGGATATACAGGCTTACGTATTGTAGCTAAAAACATCCTTGAAGAAAAACAGAGAACATTCCAACCCGGCCCTGCACTATGGCAAGTTAGAGAAGAAATGCTTCTAAACAGCACAGTTGCCACAGCATTTAATGTTTATAAAATGTTAATGGCTCGTGTAGATTGGAAGGTTTGTCCTCCTAAAGACGCCACTGATATAGAGAAAGAGCGTGCAGCTTTTGTACAATCCTGTATGGATGATATGGAAGGTTCTTGGACAAGCTTCATGACAGAAGTGCTCCCCTATTTGGAATATGGTTATTCGGTTGTAGAAAAAGTATATCGCAGACGTTTAAAGAAGAACGGAAGCAAACATAATGACGGATTAGTAGGTATTAAAAAGTTAGCTCCTCGTGGGCAAGAAACTATTACTAAATGGTATTTTTCCGATGACGGCAGAGAGCTTTTAGCAGTTGGTCAGAATATGAACTTCATGGTAAACGCTTCTCGCTTCAGTGTCAAGCTAAATGATGATGGTGTTGTAGAACTGCCACGAGAGAAGGTTATGATCTTCACTGCTGACGGTACGAAGTCTAACCCTCAAGGTAAGAGCCTCTTACGTTGTGTGTTCCTACCATACAAACAACTTTCATTGTTAAAAGATCAATTGATGCTCGGAGTCAGTAAGGACTTACAAGGTATTCCTTATTTTCAAATTCCAGCTAAATTCCTCGATCCAAACGCTTCCCCAGAAGACAAAGCTGTCTACGAGTCTTTCAAGACCATTGTAAATGGTTTGGCAGAAGGTACACAGAAAGGTGTAATTCTCCCTAAGATTCTTGACCCTCAGACAAATGAAGATTTAGTTTCTCTGCAATTGCTGGAAGCAAAAGGCGGAAAAGCTTTTGATATCCCTTCTATCATTGCTGGTTTACAAACTGACATCCTGACAGCATTAAGTGTTGACGTTGTACAGCTTGGTAACGGTGGTGCTCACGGAAGTTTCTCTCTGGCATCCAGCAAACAAAATTTGCTGTCGATGGCTATTGAATTCCGTCTTAAAGAGATTCAAGAAGTGTTGAATACGGACTTGATGAAGCAGCTTTATGAGATGAATGGTTGGGACACTGACCGTATGTGCAAGTTTGATTATAGCGATATTATCGATTTGGACATGGAAGAGATTTCCAAGTTTATTCAGCGTTGTGCGAGTACGGGAATGCTGGTCAAGGATCATGCCACAATCAACAAGATTCGTGAAGCAATGGGTGTTGCCCCAATCCCTGAAGATACAAATCTAGATGATTTAGAGTTTACAGGCAATGGCAGTAGAGCCGGTGATGGAATGGCAACAGAAGGTGAAGGTACAAGTAAATCTCCTAGTGGGAAAGACAGTTCTTCTTCAAATAGTGAAAATGCAGCTTAAGGAAAACAATGGCACATAGTTTACAGAGGCTCCTGTCCTCCCTATATAGCCAGCCTCATTTAATTACAGAAAGTGCTTTGAAGCCAGTTATTGAATATCTTCAGATGCGTAATTCTGTGAATTTTGAGGTTGTGCCTAAAGAAAATTTACAAACAAAAAAAGAGCCGGGTAAATATGGTGACGTTGGGGAAATCCTTGTGGATGGCGCTCTAAGTTATCAACCTGTTTATGGTGAATGTGGTGTAGTTGAAGGAACCAGTTATGTAGGCATTCTTGCACAAGCAAGACATCTTATTGATAGCGGTGTAAAGGTTCTTGTTACTACTCACTCCAGTCCGGGTGGTCAAGCTGCTCACTGCTTCTCTACTGCTAATGATCTGCGCAAAATGTGCGATGAAGCAGGAGTAAAGTGGGTAAGTTATATTGATGAAATGTCTGCTTCTGCAAGCTTAGCAATCGGTATTGCCGCTGATGAAGTGATTATTCACCCTAGTGCAGAAACAGGTAGCATTGGTTGTGTCTGTGCTGTTCTGGATGTAAGCAAAGCTTTAGCAAATGCTGGTGTAAAACCTATTTACATTTCGTCCACTCCCGGTAAAACCCCATTCAATGAAGATGGTTCTTTCTCTGAAGGATTCCTCTCCAGAATGCAGGAAGATGTTACCAAATTAGGAAATCAATTTATTGCACACGTAAATAAATACACTGGATTATCTAGTGAAGATGTTTCCAACATGGATGCAAGAATGTTTGATGCAGAAGAGGCACTATCCGTAGGTCTTGTCAACAAGGTTATGGATCACAACGAATTCGTTGATTATTTAAATACTTTAACAAAAGGAGCAAGTAATAATGCTTGATGGTCTGAAAAAGAAGTTGGGTATTACTCCCAATGTTGAAAAAGAAGCTGTGACAGATAAATTAAAAGTTGTTATGTCCGTCACTGAAACTGATGAATATAAAGAACTGCTGGAAGGTTTTAAAGAGCAAAGCACTCAATTAGATGCCGCACTGGCTCAAGTACTTTCGCTGACAGCACAGTTAGAACAGTTTGCAGAAGCTAAGGCAGCAGCCGAAGCAGAGGCGAAGAAAGTAAAAATGGATGCTCGTATGGCATCTCTTTCTAAAGAAGTTGGCGATGAACGTGCTAAAAAAGTTCTAGCCGCAACTGAAGGTATGGATGATGCCGCGTTTACCGCCATCGCTGATGCCTTAAAAATGTCGGCTGACACTGAAGCCAAATCTACCCTCTTTACAGAGCAAGGTGCTAGCGAAGAAGTTACGCCTGAAGCTCGTAATACAGAATCTGAAGAAATGAAGCTTCTGAAAGAGAAATACAACAAATCTGCTTGATTAAAATTAAAGGATAAATAATGACTGTTTTTGCTACTGATAATGGCATTCGTTTCTCGTCTGTTATTAAACATGAATACGAACCAGCAACCGCTTTTTGCCGTGATGTTGTCACTGTGAATGATGTTGCACAAACAATGAAGGTTGGCACTGTTCTGGGTAAAGTTACCGCAACTGGTAAATACAAAAAGCTGGAAGCTACCGCTGCTGATGGTTCCCAAAATGCCGCTGCGATCTTCCTTGGTGACACTCTGGGTAATTCCGTTGATCTGGCTGTTGCTGCTACCACTGATACTAAAGTTTTAGTGCTGACTCGTGGCCCTGCATTTGTTTCTAAATCCGCTCTGGTGTTTGGCGCTTCGGTTGACACTCAAGGAGAATTGGATGCTGCTTATGCTCAACTCACGGCTCTGGGTATGATCCCTGTCGAAGCTGTTTAATTAATAAAAGGAAAAATACTCATGATCATTCGTGATACTCGTGATGGTGGCCAATTTAAGATGGCCGATTGGACTCAAGAAATCAATGTAATCCCTAATTCGTGGGGTTTCATTGGTGGTATGGGTCTGTTTGCTGAAGAGCCTATTACTGGCCCTGTGGTTCAGTTTGAAGAAATTACTCAAAATGGTGCTCTGATTATCGACCGTGTGCGTGGTGAGCGCTCCACTGTTGGTAAAGACCGTAGCCGTAAAATGCACTCGTTCAACGTGCCTCACTTCCCTTTGGACGACTACATTTCGCCACGCGACTTAGTTGGTGTGCGTGCATACGGTTCCCCAAATGAAGTTGAAAAACTGCCTGCTGTCCGTGCTCGTAAGATGGAAGACCTGCGCCGTAAACATGCTTGGACTCTGGAAGCTGCACGCGCTCAAGTGCTGACTGCTGGCACTGTATATGCACCTTCTGGCACTGTTTCGCAAAACTGGTTTACTGAATTTGGTGTTACTCAAACTTCGGTTAACTTCAACCTGAGTTCTGGTACTGCTGATATCTACGGAAACATTGAATCGGTAATCGCAGCTATTCAAGATAATGCTGGTGACTACGGTTCGACAGTGACAGGTGTTGTGTTCCTGTGCTCTCCGGGTTGGTTCTCGGCATTCGTAGGCCACTCTAAGATCGTCAATGCGTTCCAGTATTACACCACTTCCGGTGCTGCTCAACCTCTGCGCGAGCGTCTGGGTGGTAAGAACACAATGCATCGTGTGTTTGAATTTGCTGGTGCAACGTTCATTGAAATGCGTGATTCGTACAACGGTACTCCGCTGATTCCTGCAAACACTGCTACAGCTATCCCAATGGGTACTGATGCATTCAAGACTCTGTTTGCTCCATGCGACCGTTTCAACTTCGTTAACACAGACGGCGAACAAATCTACATGTTTGAGTTTGAAGATAACAAAGGTACGAAGATTGAAATTGAATCTGAGTCCAACTTCATCAACGTGATTTATCGTCCTGCTCTGGTTATTGCTGTAACTAAGTCGTAATCAAATCTTCAGCCTCTGCAAAGGGGCTGTTGTTTATGGGTTCTTCAATAAGAGCCTATAAATAACATATAAGGAGAAATGTATGGCAATTGATTTCTCGTCCGATGTAGGACGTGTAAGGCTTCGGATTGGAGATATTAATGATTTACCATTTCTTCCAGACGAAGTGTATTTCACAGCAATTCAAGAAAATAATGGAAATCTTTCCAGAGCTTCGCAACTCTGTGCTCAATATCTGTTAGCGATGTTTGCTATCGGAGCTTCCCACAAAAAGATGGTGCAGCTTGAAGTTTGGAATAAAGAGAGGTTCGACGCTTATAGACAATTCCTACTTGACACAGTAACTAATCCCGCTTTCATTGGTGGTGTTTACCCAATCCCTTATGGAGTATCTTCAGATGATGCAAATGACCCTGTCAAACAGTTCATTTGTGATTGGAATAATAATTGGAACACCTTTACTGTTGATGAAAACATGAACATGACAGCTTGGAGTTGAAATATGAGTACAGCAGAATTTCAATCTATTGTCTCTGAATTCTTCGATGAACAAGGTTGGTCTTGTCAAGCAACATTGATCAAAACAACTTCTGTATATG